GTGTTAGGATCTTTTGACCACGTAGCTACTTCTGCTGCAAGCTTAAGGTAACGCTTATACCATTTATAAATCGCTGCCATCGATGAACTTAAAGTGCCATTAATAAACATGAAGAGATGCTACGTTCCAATAGATATCACCTAAACCTAAATCATCAAACTTACTAAATGAGTGTCTTAGATATTCCCATACTTCAAGTAATACATGCTTTTGCCATGCATAGTCATTTTTATAACCAAACACTGCATCGTTTGATCTCATGTAGACCATAGCATGGAGTTTATTGTTTCTAATCATGTACTGTACCGTGTTAGTACACATAAAGTCAGACATGCCACCAGTATTATACTGATAGTGCATGTTTGGTCTTGTATAGATCATCACAGCTCGACGAGAGTCTGGATTAACACTTAGTTCATCAACGACTTTAGTAAATTGATCACCGTTCTCGAATGAGTAGATACACCAACCATAGTTTGAGTTGATACGACCTGTTGATGATGCGACCATCTTCCAAATCTCTGGTGGACCACCTGGGATATCATTAACATTGAGTGACATGGATTTGTACCACTCTAATTCACGCTTAACATAGTCTTCGTTGACTGTACCGAAGATAGCTGGTTGGTTTGCAAAGAAAGATGCATTCATGATCTCGACTGTCTTGACACCAGTCTTGTCAGTAACGAAATCGCCCATCTTTAACTTCTCTTTAAAGATGTTTCTGATATTACTTACACCATATACTGTACTCATTTGGTCACCTTCTTATTGAAGATATCACGATCTTTAGATTGACCAGGCACTTGATGTCTTAGGTATGCTACAACGAAGGATGCATAGTTGATCATATCGAGAGCAGAGTCTTCGACTGATTCATAGTTAGGTTTACCACCAGCTTCTTGTGCTTCTAAGACAGATACCATTCTCAGGTACTTTGCTTTGATGATGTCAAGTAATGTCCATACACCATGCTCATAGTAGTCTGCTTGTTGAACTCGACTATTGGCATTGTTATAGTCATTGCCTTTCTTTTCTTGGATATCAGCGGCTTCTAATAAGATGTTTGCTGACGGTCTTGAATATTGCTTTGTCATAATATATCCTTATTCAAATGCTTTTCTGTAAGCTGCATTAATATCAACTAGATTTTTGATTGATGGCCAATCACCAGCCTTTTTTGTTGATGATGCTATCCTATAACCAAAAGCAATTGCATCTTCTTGGTTATCAAATGAGCACATCTTACCAGACCATTGTGGATGGCCATGTTTATAATTATTTACGTGAAATCTTGTTACGAATTTTCCAGTCTTATAGATTGGATATGCATTGAATACTTGAATATTGCCGTCTTTAGCTGTTGCGTAAAACTCTTGTTTAATTTTCATAATATATCTCCCATGTTGTTAATAATATAATACCACAATTAATATATAAAGTAAATTTATTTTGTATATTTAACACCAGTTTTAAATGAACTAACTTCATCTAATTCTTCTTCAGTTAATGTCGTTATTTGTGTGAAATTTTCAGGCAGCAATGGTATTAAAATTTGATATTCTCTTGATTTATGCACCCATGTCTTTGGATATTTTTTATGATCATTAACTATTAATACTTTACCAGCCCAAGCAGAATCATCAATAGGTTTAAACCAATCTATTTTCCTAATTATAACACCCAAATAATCCGCCCGTTGGATAGCTTCATACGAATCTCCTCTTGGACCGATTGTTATTCCAATCCTATTTTCATTTTTATATATTGTTAAGCATTTAATTTGCATGAAAAACGAAGTTTTATTTGGTCTTATTACTTTATTGTCCCACCATCCAAATTCATTTTCATTCAATTCTACATTATATCCTCTAAATTGAAAATACCGTGAAAACCATTCTTCAGCCCAATAACCCTGCCTCGCATGCTCAGTGTTACGATGAGTTGGAAAAACTACAGGATTATCAGGTGATATAAGTCTAGTCATAGATCTTATCAAATGCACCTACGTTATCTTTATGTGTTGGTGCTGACCATCCTTCTGGCTTGATCAGATCTGGCAAACCTAGTGGATTTGGTCTTCCTTCTTTGATACCAACTTCCTTAGTGATGTTTGATTTATACACTCGATCCCATGCCATATGTGCATCGATACCAAATAGATCCAATGTACCGATAGCAAACACAGATAGGTCGATCAGTGCATCTACAGCATCATCACCATTCTTTGCTGCTTTGAGTTCGTCTAGTTCTTCTTGTAAACAACCTATACGAAATTGCAGGAATTCTGCTAGTTTATTTGCATCCATTTTTGATACGACCTCTCGCACACCGAACTTTGCGTGCATGTCGTTCATGTCTTTTACCCAATTTTGTGACATTTATTTTTTTCCTCTCTTTAAGTAAATTAGTATTTTGCAAGGTTTCCACTTGCAACTGTTGGTTATCTCTTTTTTGCAGATGTCGCACTTCATAAGTTTTCCTTATCCTACAAATATTTTTATGCTGTAATACGTTAAACATTTGGCAATCTTTGCCTGTGATGGCAGATGCAGCATGATCTGATAATCCCTTTCCTGTAGCGCCATACGATACTACGTTTACGCCAGTAGATATAGTATCAACAGTTTGATACACACCTCCTACTCCAAGGATAGCACAACCTTGTATACTAACCAAAGAAAGACTCAAGAGAAGCTTTCTCTTCAGCATGCCATCCAAGTGATTCGATAACGTTTTCCAGTGCATCGAGGAATGTCTTTTCAAATTGTGTGTCATAATCTATATAGTCATCTAGTCCAAACTCTTTAGGTAATACAGAGTTGAATGATATGACATTCTCGTTGATAGGGTTTGGCGTTCTTAAGTATACGAACTTGACCTTACCACCATTGGTGATAGGTTCATACTTCTTAGTGAGACCTTTTTGTTTCAAGTAATAGTTGAATAGTAATGCACCTCGTACTTGAATAGGTGTACCCTTCTTATATATCGACTGAGATGTAGTGTATTCTTTTAACCCAGAAATCGATCGAGGAAATGCGACATCAGCGATAGAGTACGTCTGGAAATCCTTCTTGAATTCTTTGACGAATGTCTGAAGCGATACTTGATCCTGATGGAGTATGACCTCGAGAGCCTCTTTGAGCTTCGTGCGGACGACAGCAGGTGTCGACGATTTAACCATTTCAAGGCCCATAACTTTAATCTTAGGTTTCGCATATTGTACTCCTTCGGAATTGTGTACGTTTAATACGTATCGTTTCTTACCGATCCATATGGCTTTATCAGCCAACACTTCTCGTTTCATCTGCATCTTTTGACCATAAGCATTCATGTATGTCGCGAGTTCTTGGTATCCACCATCAATGAATGGTTGGATGACCTTCTCACATGTCTTGTCCATGAATACTATCTTCTCTTCAGTGGTCTTACCAGCACATACCTTCTCGACTAGATCTTCTAGCGATAGATAGATTGAGTCGGTATCGATAGCTATCACATAGTCTTTACCATCGGTCTTCATGGTCTTGTTCATGAAGTCATTAAGCTTGTTAGCCATCCATCGAATGCTTAGTTGACCAGATATGGTGATACCTTCTGCGATACGTAGATCATAGTATCTGAAGTACTTATTACCAATCGCACCGTAAGCTGAGTTCAATGCGATCTTCATAGCCATCTGTAGGTTCTTAAGCTTAGAGATGTCTTTGACTAGTTGTGGATCTTTGTTGTGTTCGTACTCTTGTTCAGCCTTTAACATCTGCTTCTTAAACTTAGAACGATTGTTATACATCTCTTCCATCAATGCAGGAAGGAAACCTTTCTCGTCTTTAGTATAACACCAACCATTCGCTGATGTAGATAACCCGACTGGAACTTCTATTGGTTCACCCGCTAGTAGCTTATCCACATTTATATTTAGTCGTGTATCAGTCAATGTTTCAGGCGACATGTTATACTGCATGATGAGGTGAGGATACAGAGAGTTCAAGTCGAACGATGCGACCCACTTATGAGGACCAACGAGTGGTTCCTTAACGTATGCGCCTTCGAACTCAGCAGACTTAGTAGAGTCCTCTTTGAGTGGTACAGCTATACGTCTCTCATATAGATAGTTAAAGATGATCATATCCCACATCCTAACAGGAGAGAATACGTCTTCATAGTTGATCTTAGAACTATAAGCTAGAGTGAATACGAGTTCAATCAGCTTCATCTTATCTTCGAGTTCATCGACAAGTTCAGTATCGTGGATGTTGTAATCTACGAATGTCTTCCAATGTTTTGTGTAGAAGTCTTTAAAGTTATCCTCAGGATTCTCAAGCTTCTTCTTACCAAGTTCAACGTTAGCAATATAGTCAAGCTTATATGATTCTTGGTTTGTATATGTAAACTTCTTGTATAGATCGAGGTAATCTAAGATCGATATGCCTAAGATAGAATATGATAAGACGCTCTCGCCTTTGCCTACATAAGCAGACTTCTCGTTCACAATACCCCATGGTGATAGACGTTTCACATACTCGTCACCTAACACTAAACGGATCCTATTCACCAAATATGGGATATCGAATGAGTTGATGTTCCAACCAGTGACCACATCAGGATAGTTGTTAGACCAAAACACTACAAATGTTTTAAGTAAGTCTGCTTCATCTTTACACATCATATACTTGACATCTTTACGATCAGTCATATATGGACGAGAGCCGATAGTTGCTATCTGCTTATGATTATTATCCTTGATAGTGATAAGCAATACTTCTTCGTTTGCTTCTTTGATATTTGGAAAACCTTCTTCAGTCGCAGTCTCGATATCGATTGAGAATACTTTGATTAAGTCTTTGTCCCAGTTTATGGTCTTAGGATAAGTCTCTGTGATGTATTGATATTGGAATTGGGTGTTGCCAAAGAACTCAAAGCCTTCGACATCTTTATAACGATCG